GTGCTGCTGCTCCTGAATGGGTGACATTATCAGTTGATGATGCAACATTCTCAGGTGTTCTTTCACTTGGTAAAGGTGGAACAAATAAAAACTTAACAGCGTCTAATGGTGCTATTGCATACTCTGATGCTGATTCAATTGAGTTACTTGCACCTGGAACATCAGGACAAGTTTTACAATCAAACGGTGTCGCTGCCCCAAGCTATGTAAATAAATCTATTTCTGCAAAAGCTGAGAATGCTTCAAGTGTTACACTTGAGGAAATCCAGGTTTCTAATAATCAATTAACTCAGACTGATGCAAATAAACAAAAGATTGAAACTGGAAACAAAAACATTTTAGTAAACCCATCATTTGAACACTCAACATTCTCAACAGGGTGGACAAGTGGAGCAGGATCATTTTCACAAAATCTAACGGTTGAAATTGACGGTTTAAAAGCTGCTGAAGTTACACTTTCTGCTCAGGCATTAGCAATAACTCAAGACTCTACACTTTACGCTGCTCAGTTCGCTGACGGCGTTCAAGGTTTAGCATCTGTTCGAGTTAAAACATCATTAAGTGGAATTAGGGTATGTTCTCGTCAAGCTGGTGTAACATCGACAACTAATTGCGTGAATGTTCAAGGCAATGGTAAATGGGGACTTTATAAGGTTCCTATGATTCTAGGTGCTACTTCAAACGGTATCTCAATTCATTCAAACGGAACTTCATTAACTGGCACTGTCTATTTAGACGATGCTTTTGTTGGAGCTACTAGCTTAACTCAAGAAATAAATGTTGTTGGAAATTGGGTATCATTTACTCCAACAGGTTCTTTCACAACAAACACAACATACAAGGGAAGGTATAGACAAGTAGGTGACTCAATTGAAGTATTTACCGAACTTAATTTTACTGGTGCTCCAAATGCGGCTCAACTATCAATTAACTTACCAGGCTCATTTACAATAGACACTTCTAAACTTACTTCTCCAACAACGCCGGAATTGGGTTTTGGAGACGGTACAGCTAATGACAATACAGTTAACGCTTTTCAGTTAGTTCCCAAATGGTCAACAACGACTGCATTGTTAGTTCGTTACATGAATAATGCACCTCCTATCTCCAATGCCCCTGCTGTTACACAGGCTGCTCCATTTGCAATTGGATCAGGTGACTCATATTACATCCACTATTCTGTTCCTGTTACTCAATTCTCAAATTCATCTTCTGTCTACTCATCAACTAACGCAGATACAGATTGGGCTAGTTGTGGTCATACAACATCATCATTCACTGGATTTGGTACAGTTTCAGCTATTGAAACTCAGTGTAAAAGACAGGGTGGTGATTTATTGATGAAGGGTAAGTTCATTACAGGTATCCCAACAGGAACAGAGGCTAGATTGGCATTACCAATTTGGAACGGAGTTCAATTAATAAGTGCAAATAGTTCTATAATTCCTAGCATACAAATAGCCGGAAGATACGGGGCAACATCTAGTATTGGAAGTTCTCCAAATGGTGCTGGTAATACGCTAATTGAGCCAAGTGTTTCTTATTTTACATTTTCTGGTGAAACAACTACTGGGGTTAGCTTAAGTAAATTACTGGGTACTGCATTAACGTCAAATAATAATCAATTATCGGTCAATCTCCGTATCCCAATCGCTGGCTGGCAGCAATCTAACCTGATCATAGGTCAATTTTCGGGGTTAGAATCATGCTTAACCACTTTGGACTGCACTGATACTTTCTCGGCTAAAATTTCTGCAACTGGTGTAACCTCTGAAGAGAACGTCGATTTCTTGTCAGGTAACTGCTCAGTGGCTACAAACGTTTATACATGTACATTTAATGCTAGCATTTTTACAGTTGCACCAAATTGTGTGATTTCTCCTTTAGAGCTTTCAGCAATTAACGGAACTATGGGAATGATAAACTCTCAGTCATCATCGTCACTTGTTTACAAAACAGTAAGACATGACTCTGCTGCATTAGCCGCACCTGTAAATCTTGTCTGCCAAAAACAAGGGGTCGACTACGTAGGAAAGACAGCTAAGGCTGTTGCTAGTGACCAGAATCTAAGAACACCTGGCGTGACAAACGGAATTGTTTCCTCTGTAACAACTTCATCTAATTGCACATCATCTCCATGCACCATTCAAACAAATTTAGGAAATTTGGCATCCTCTGTAACAAGAAACTTTGCAGGAAGCTATTATGTAAATTTAAATACTCAATATCAATCAAATGTGTGGAGTTGTAGTTGTTCTGGAGTTACTTTTGGGACAGGTGTAAATAATTGTCAAACATATAGATTCGACAATACAAAAATAGAAATCAACCTAACTGGTCTAACTGGAACACTTAGAGATGGAGCCTTTAATTTAATATGTCATGGGCAATTACCTTAGGAATACCATAATGAAAAAATTATTAGTAAAAATTAAAGTCATAGATATTCCTTATTCACCAGCAGTTGAGGCTATTTCTCAAAAGTGGACTAAGGAAGAACTAGAAGTATTTGAGCAACCAATGATTGAGGTTGACGGGGTTCTAGTAAATGATGAGTCATATACTTACCACCCAGAGATCCCTGCAATTCCTGAGCAGTTAGAAGTCTCTCATGAAGAAATTATTGCTCAGACTCAAGGTGAAGAAGCTGAATTACAAGTCTGGTTAGATGGTGATAAGCACAAATATCCTGAAGGTTATTGGGTTGAATGGATAGACATTACAGAGGAAGTTAATAAGCAAAAAGCTATTGATGCTAAGATTGCTTTAGGTCAAAAAGCTAGACTTACATGTGATAAGGTTCTTGATCTTATCTCAGGCTATAACCTAGACAGAGAGTTATCTGTTGAACAAATCACATCAATGCAAACTGCATTTGCACCTATTGAGCTTGCTTTAAGGTCTGGTAGACCAAGCCTTGCTAAATACCATATTGCTAATGTTTCAGTTGATGGTGTTCTTGTATCTCAAGAAATGAAAGACCTAGCTCTTGAGTTATTAGCGGATTACTAATGAAGAAATTAACCATTTGGATAATTATTTCTACATTGGTTATTCTGATTGGTTATGATGCTTTTGTAGTTTTGACTGAAGGAACAGAAGCTTCAATAAGCAGTATTATTATAGTAGCATCTTATGAGTTACCAATTATTCCTTTTGCGTTTGGTTTTTTATGCGGTCATTTCTTTTGGAGAATGAAGCCTAATAAGGATACAAGCAAGATTGACAAGGATTAGTCATGAATAACGATCAAGAGTGGCGGCAACACCTTTTCGAAGAGATTAAAGAAATCAGAAAAGACGTATCAGATATTAAGTCGGAAATGGTTACTTTAAAAATCAAAGTTGCTGGGTTTAGTTCATTTATTGGTGCATTAGCTTCTTATTTGTGGAGTAAGTTATCGTGACATATGAAGAAGCTTCTTTGCTCCCAAAGAGTGAGAAAATATCCTTAGTTACTTGTGAAGCAGTTAAACCAGTAAAGTTGTTTACAGTTTACTCTGGTCTCACCTATAAGAAAATTGTTCCTCACTTTGTAAAAACTGTAAAAGTTTCTGGTATCGAGTTAAACGAAGGGTATGACGAAGATTCCCTGGGTGTTGGTGATTATTACTTCGATGCTGTAAATAAAACTCTTTATATTAATATCGGTCAGATTCCAAAGCTAGAATCAATTTCGGTTGTTTATAAATTCTTTTTTTCAAACACTCCACTTGTTTTGCCATGGAACTTAACAGATGGCGAACCTGTTGAATGGCTTCCGTATATCCAAAATATTGGATCAATTGGACAACAATTAGATGACGAAAATACTGGAATCGTACTAGAATCTCAAAGCTCGGTTGAGCTTCTTAATAATGAGGGATTCTTTGATTCTATAATTGATTCGTTGATATTCGAAAACCAATCAATAGTTTTTTATTCTTGGTTCAATAATCTGTCTCGAACTGAGATTAAAAAGATATTTGAAGGTGTTATAGAGTCAAAGGATTTCTCGCCAAATAAAGTCACATTAAGAGTAAAAGATTACGTTTTTAGGTTAAAGAATCAGGTCAATTTGGGCCTATTCTCTGAGTCTGATGGTGATGTTCTTGAGTCAGTATTAGGTACACCAAAGAGACGTATTTATGGGCAAGTAAAGCAAGCTAAATGCGCACCCATTGATTGTGTTCTTGATGGCTATCCATTAACTGGAACCGTCTCTTTAACAGTTGACTCAACCACCATGACTGGTGTTGGAACTCAATTTTTAAAAGAACTTAATCAAGATGACGAGTTAATTTTTAGCATACAAGGCGAAGAAGTTCTTTATAGTGTTGACCTTATTGCAAGTAATACAAGCTTAACTTTAACAAAGAAAGCTGAACAAACACTCATTAATCAATCAATACTAGTTGATCCAAAACATAAATACAGATTTAAAAATAGAAGATGGCATATTGCTGGTCACAAGATTAGACAAACTGAAGCCATGATTGTAACTGTAATCAATGCAAGAACATTTGTTATTGATGATGTGTCTGAGTTTGTTTCTGGTGACGTTGTCAGGATTAATAATCAAACAACACAGGTCACAAGAATTTCAAGTGACCAGATTATACTAGAACAAAACATATTCCCTGTTCCAGTTGTTGGCGACATTATAGAACGCTTTCCTGTTACTAAGTTACATTATGGTGAAAGAGAATTATTACCATTTAGAGATTTTACTCTTACTAATACAACTGAAGCCATTATTGAACTTGATCCATTAGCTGAATTTAACATTGCTAGGGAGATGGTTACAGATCACAACCTATCATTTAGAGATGGTCGTTACGATGTTTCATCATCGGCAAATGCTGATTTAAGAACAATTATTAAGCCAGGTGACTTCATTAGACCAACTACACAAAATAATGAAAACTGGTATGAAGTGCATCATGTAGGGCCACAAATTGTATGGCTTAAAACAATTTTTTCTAACAATGGATCTAACTCAAATCACCCCGCTAGAATCAAGTCTGTTGATACAGTATCAGATGATTCACTTATTACGGTTGATTGCTATGGTAAAGACACTGATTCAACTTGGATGCGGACAGCTTCAGATTGCGTAAAAGACCTAGTTGTAAACGACGCTGGTTTTACTGCGATCGATACAAGCTCATTTATTCAAGCTAAGGATGACTGTAAATATACACTCTCAATGGTTATCCCTGAGAATATAGGCGATGAAGCACCAACAATTAGAGACGTAATTAGCAACATCAATCAATCAGTTTTTGGATCTCTTTACGGAAACTCATCTCAAGAAATAGCCTACTCAATCGTTAATACTAGAAGACCGCCAACAATGGCAGCCTTAAGAGACGATGACATTCTTTCGTGGGAAGTTCAAACCAACCAAAAGATAGTAAATAATGTTAAAGTTAATTATTTGCCTTTCGTTGATAAAGTTACTGGTGAAAATGGGTTTGGCGTTGTTATTTATCAAAATGCATTTGTTGATGAAAACATTGGAATTAAAAACACTATTGAAAAAACTTGCTACCTATTTAATCCGTCTGATGCGGAAACAATAGCCCAAAGAATAGCGTTCTATTATTCTTTATCTCAGTCTATTTTGACGCTGAAGGCTAAGGCTAACTTCTTTACTTCATCAGTAAATGATCGGGTTTATATTGACCTAGACAGGCTTTATGCTCGATATGGTGGTAAGTCAGCAATGAAGATTGGGGTTATTTCTGGCGTTAAAAAGTCAGCATATAACTCTGAAATTATTATGAACGATTTAGGTAATATCTTTAATAGATGCCCTTCCATTGCTCCAAATGATACGGATAGTTTTACAAACTCAAGTGATGATGAAAAAATAAAGTTCGGATACATACTAGACTCTGATACCTTAATCCCTGGAAACGACGAAGAGGATTTAGGTTCTGGTTTAATAGGATAAAACATGGCATTTAACCCAATTGATAGCAATACCATTAAAGTTGGTGATCCAATCACTAAGGACATTCTTGATTTAATCAAGGCAAACTTTGACGATCACGAGTCTAGAATTAATTCACTAGCAACATCCGGTGGAACTGTTTTTATATTTAATGGTGACGTTAGTTTTGTAAATTACTCTTCACTAAGACCTGATATTTTCTATTATACTGCACGACAGGATTTCTCAGTAAATGACTTTCGAGCAAGGTTATTTACTAAGAATGGGATTACATCAGGAACCCTTTCAATGAAACTTGAAAAGTCTAACAATCCAAATGATGCTAATTTTGCAACAATTTTGACACAAGATATTTCATTTAACTTTGCTACTGATACGGATTATACAGAAAGAGTTGGGTCTCTTAACGCATCTTTAAATGACATAACAACTGGTCAAATTTTAAGGGTTAAAATAACCGGAATTCCGGCCGGATTTACAGGTAAAATTCTCTTATCAATAGGGGCGCAATAATGAGCTTAGTTAATCAACCTATTTTTAGAAAAGGTACATTAGTCATTCCCATTTCAAATAAGTTTACTTCAAGCTCAAGTAATTTTAGCACAACTGTTTCAATGGGTAATTTTCCTATTCAATCGCAATTTTGCACTTATGATGCAACCCAAATTAATTTTACAGAGTCTTCAAAATATAGAATTTCTTTTTCTTTTTATAGTAAGGGGCTAATTTTCTTACAATCGATTTCTGCATCTAGCGGTGGATTTAGACTAGAAACTTCATCTACATCAATTGGTAATTTAACAATTGCATACGTTGGTGGTGTTATAGAAAACACATTTGGACCAACTTCTTATTACGATTTTGCTTCAGATTCTTTAATTGCTTCTTCTGTTGCTTCTAACGGGTTATTTACAGCTTATTTTAACGGGAGCAAAGAGGTCACTCTGCAATCTGGTGATTTTTTAAGATTTGTATTTGGTGGAAACTCTGTTTCTTCAGGCAGCAGGGTTGGATACATTGGTTATATTTATATTGAACAGATTTCATGATTCTTTTTAAAGAAAACCAAGCTAAGGAATTAAAGGTTGAGTTTACCCAAATTGAACCAGTCTTGAGAAAATTACTTATTGAGATGGCGCAATGGGTTGCTTCTAAAGGTCATAAGTTTGTAATCACCGACCTATTAAGTGAAAAATTAGAAGACGAGAAGCTTAAAAGAGTGTCAAAGAGCCACCAGGAAGGAAGAGCAGCGGACATTAGAGTAAGAGACTGGCCAAAAGAACTTAGAAAGCTGTTTGAAGAATACTTTGAAAAGCGTTATTCTCATATAGCGGCGATCTCTAAAAAGAGCGGAACACCCAACCTTATAGAGATTCATGACAATGGAAACGGAATTCATTGCCATATACAAGTAAGAAAACAAAAAAAGGATTAATTTATGGAAGAGTTATTAGCAAAAATTTTAGAATTACTATCAAGCGTTGAGGGTGCATCTGTAACTGTTGCAATCGTGCTTGATTTTGTTTTTAGAATGATCCCATCTAAGAAGCCACTTGGTGTACTTCACATGATCGCATCAAGCGCAAAACTACTTGGAGAAGCACTTTTAAAACTTGCTGCTTTACTAGACAAAGTTCTTCCGCAAAAGATTAAAGAATAATGGATTTATCCTTAACGCTTGGGCTTCTTAAAGAGGGGCTCAAGCTATGGAACAATAAAGAAGCTACTAAATACATTGATAGGGTTATTAAATTAGAAAAGGCATATCACGATGAAATGGCAAAACCACTTGATGATCGGTCTGATCTTCGCATTGACGATATCTTGCTCCAGCTTAGAGTCATCTCCCAGAGTTTCATCCACTACCCTGGCAAAAACAGAAACGAGTGAGCTTGTACAAATAGCCCCTGAGATTCCATTTAATACCGACGAGGCATTTCTACCCTTAAGACAACGTCAAGATGGGAAAATTTTACCCAGCTACCAATGGCGACAATGCGTAAAAAGATTCGTCGTTTGCGTTAAATGGGAAAAGAAAAGAGTCTATTTTGAAGACCTATCTTGGTTTTTATCTAACGGATTCGGATTAACTAAACAAAGAAAACCTTGAAAAAGAAAGAAGAAAGCGATCAAGCTATTCAAGAGCAATATCTTCAAGCCAAATTAAAAGGCGACACCAAGCTTGCTAAAATGCTTGAGGCGATTATGAAAAGACTAGGAATAAAGATCCCTAGAATCTAGTGTTATGCTTAATTCTCAAGAGTATTGCGACTAAATTTGATAACAGTCTTGTCATAGTAACCTCTCTGTTTTGTAACCACTAGTCTTGTAATAAGCGAATCATCTAAACCAATTTCAGCAAACACAGTGTCTAGTGTTGCTTTTAATAGGTTATCGCAATCAAGATACCTTTTCCTAATGTTTCCGCTCTTCGTGTAAAATCTATTCGAATGAAAGTTAATCTCAACCTCTAAACCCTCTGACTCAGTAAACATTCCGTTGATTGAACTGGTGTCAAACCCAGAAAGTAATGCGCTAAGCGTCTTTTTAAACTCTCTTCCCTCTTTTGAAATGATCGTTCTTCCCCTGAATTGCCTATATAACTTGTTTAAACTTATAGGGATTAAATCTAGCTCGATAATCATTTGACTTGTCCTTGTCGCATTGAAACAATAAATAAGTGGTCTGTCTTACCCACTCCGTCTATTCCTGTCTGGATTTCCTCAGCTTCATGGATGAAGTTGAGGGAGTCCTTCATCTTTCGTAAATTTCAGAAACATGTCTTTTAAAAATATTGGCAACTAAATACGGAACGGTCTGAAGATTGTAACCAGTAACTCGATTACCTTTGTGAGAATAACCGCATATATGAGTCATTTCATGGTAAAGATTTTCCACTCTATCCAACCAATTTAAACCAAGCTTTCTAGTGTTCACATAGATGATATTATTCTCAGCATAACCAATTACATTAGAAAAAGGGTTTAATGTTTTATACGGTTTAATTATAACTGTAATATTCTTTGGAAATTTTTCTAACACTGAAGCAATCGTTACTGGTGAATGAAGAGTGTGGTTAAAAAAATCCTCCTCTCTTACCCTATTTAAAAAGTCTTCGTCGTTATAATGCTTCATTAAAACTGATGCAGCTTTACGAACATTCTCGTCATTTATCTCGCATATTATGCGCATAATTTACCACCCAATTTCTGTATGATATGAAATAATTCCAGCACATACGAACATTATTAATGCATAAATAACCATTATTATGTCTGTTTTATTCATGGCGTATAATCGCTAGGCATTGTTGTAAAACTTGATTTGATCTAACTCGATCATATTCAACCGAATCAACTCCATCCTGGAATCCAAGAACTTTACCGGTATGATAACCAAAGAATAAAAATAAAACATATAAAGCAATATTAAAAAACATTGAATATCTCCGTATCTATGTCCATTTCGAAAACCATGTTTGAATTATCGGCTCGACATAATGCCTTCCCAGATGAGTTTATCCCAACATAGGTGAACCCATAATTGTATTTATCATAGTCTTGGAGAGTGAAGACTGTCCCGATTGCCCATGATCTAGCGACTAATTGGGCAAGTGTTTTTGGATCATCGCCCCGATATTTACCAGCAAATACTCTTACTAGGTGCGGAACAATGTAATAAGGAATGTCTTGCATTGAAAAAAGAAAAGATCGAACTTCAGTGTTGTTTGTTTCAAAACTCGTCAAGAGTTCCAAGGTTAGTTCTGGTGATCTTTCTAGATCGTCGGCCAATTGATTCATCGTTTTCATTAATACCTCTTTCATAGTTGTAAAGCTCCTCTCTATTCGTCATAGGGAGAAGTCTTTTTATTATTTCCACAGTTGCCAAGCAATCTGATTCAGCATTGTGGTGATTGAGTTTAATACCTAATTTCTTGCATATATTATCTAGCGAGTTTGATTCAAAAGTAAAGCGGTCATGTAATACTTTCGCTAGGGAGTGTGTTGAGTATGGTTTAAGTTTATTAACTTCAAAGTATGGCAAATCACCCATATTAAGCATTTGCAAACGAAGTATTGCATAATCGTAAGGAACAATTTTACCATACATTTTGACGTTTGAGTGACACCAAAACTCAGTCGCTTCAGTCATTCGAATAAAGCTTAAAATGTCCTCGTAAACATCGCTAAATTTCTTATATGTGCTTGCTTCACGTTCACTTATTCCATGAACCGCCTCAGCTTCTTTAGACCATTTCCATGGGCGACATTGTATAGACAATGTATTAACCACGTTAAACGAATCATCTAAACATGCAAAGAAGCCTGTAATGATTTCTGCTTCAAATACATTTAAACTCGTCGTTTCAAAATCTGCAACTAATATCAAGCAACTTCCTTTGCAGAAGTAAATTGAGATTCAACAACTACAATTTGAGTCTTGGTGACTCCATCTTTCTCATAGTAATCTAGCGTTCCCTCGACAAATAATTCTTTACCATCGTGCAAGTATTTACCCAAAAGTTCAGCAAGCTTTCCATAGGCAACGCACGAGTGAAATAGTGCTTTATCTTTCTCACCTTCGCCCATGCGCTTATAAGTTGTAAGAGTAAAAAATGTAATTGGCTTTCCATTTTTACTTGTCATTGTTTTTGTGTTGTAAACTTTACCCAATAAAATAACTTGATTCACACCTAACATATATTAATTCCTTTTTGCTTCACCGATTAATCTTGATGCTTCATCTTTTGTGATATTTTCTTCGAACTTAATTCCCATCTTTCTAAGTGCGTTCTTTTGTGCATCACTAGCGGCACCTTGCAGTGGTCTTTGTTGACCGATACCATCTACTTGAAAAGTAGGTTTTACAATTTCTTTAACTGGTGCTTTTACTGATTGAGATTGAGGAATGGAAACTGAGTTTCCGTCATCATCCTCATCCGCAGTTGAAATTCCTAATAGTGCTTGTAATTGGTAACGCTTGTAATATGTAATAAGAGATCCCATTTTTTGGGGATCTTGTAATACTGGCATAATCATTTCAGAGGATAATTCTTCACCTGATTCATGTAAAAGTTTAGTGACTAATAGTGTTGATGATTCATTCACCTTCATAGTTTGAACCACCGCCAAACCATTAAGAGCAAGCGGACTTCTAACTGCATCTAAAATACCAGAAAGGGTCAGATAGTCTGATTTAAAAAATGGGTTCTGAGCGTCTTTTCTTATTGGTTTAAATTGTGAATGGAATTTTACGAGTGCTTGACTTAGATTTTTCATTTTTTACCTCTTTTAATTTAATATTAAATTTTCTAGCTACTTCTTCGATTGCTTTATCTAGCTTTTCTTTTGTTAATCTTTTATAACAAGCGCATCGGGTTTGACTAACAATTTCTTCCTCATTATCAAATGCTGAAATAAGTTCATACTCTTGACGGCAAACAGAGCAACGTATTATTTCGCTCATGGTGTCCTCAAGAATTTTTGAAGATACCAACCAACAGGCCCATGTTCATCGTGTCCAGCGTACCAAATGCCTTCGTGGTCTATCTTTATTTCTGTTATCTCAAACATGAAACAAATCTTATCTTTCTCAAATATGACTTCCTGTCCAATCATAAATCGAGTTTCCATTATATGCCTCCAAGGGAATAGCAAAAATCTGTTTGGTATTTTGGGGCGCAATAGACATTTGCCATATAACTAGACTCGCCAGTTTGGGCGATCCTGGTAGCAACGCAATAATTAAGAGCTTCTTCTTTTGAATAGCATCTTTGGGTGGTGTTCTTGCCGCAGGAAATAAGTAGTAATAAGGCTAGTAATTTCATTTGATACCTCTTAATTCAAGTGAATCATTGAAACAAGTTCTTCTAGCTCATCTAGTGCTTTTTTTGCTCTTGATAAATTTCTAATTGTTTCTATTTTCGGATCATCTGATTCAATTTCATCATTAATGGCAAAATCAATGCGACATCTTGCATCAGTAAAAGAGCAATCAATTAAATCTAAAACTTGTTTTAAATCTTTCTTTTTCATTTTGTACCCCTATTGTTTAGTAGGTCTTAATTATAGCACAATTCTGACCATGTAAATAAGCTATTGTAATTCATACAAGGTACCATAATCGTACTGTACTAATATCGTACTAAGTATTATCAATTATTTAGGGTTTACAAATCATATTGTTTTTCTTAAATATCTAATACGGCCCTGGGGGATTCTTGTTTCGCCCCTCACGTTGCCAATTGGAAAGGTCGTACATGGTTGCGTGCTCTAGTCTGAAACAAGCTTGTTAACTTCGGCTCCGAAAAGCATAATAGCTTAAGGTTATAGAAGAAAATGAGGACAGGATGAATAAGCTATAAGGTTTTTATCTTAATGGTTGTTTTCATCTTAGTTCTCTTCTTGTTTCTTCTCACCAAAAAGCATGTTTATTAATACATACTTACTAAGAATTTCTTCTGTTACTAGTTGCACCCAAAGATTCTTTCTGACTGCTTAACATTACATAATTTGACTTAACTAGAATTGATTGTAACCATAATATCATGAGTAAAGTTACCTTTCATGATTTAGTGGTAAAACTAAAAGAATTAGCTAATGAGTTAGGTAAGACACCAACTTTAAGAGATTTTACAGATTCTGGTGTTTCAAGAAGACAAATAGATAAATACAAATATTCTAAGATAGTTGACGCCGCTGGTTTACAGCCAAATGCTCATTCTAAGACTACACCTCCAATAGAAGTAGTGATTAAGCCACCAAGAATTCTCTTTTTTGATATTGAAACTGCCCCTATAACTGGTTATTCGTGGGGAATTTATGAACAAAATATTTTAAAAGTAATTAACGATTGGTTTGTACTTTCTTTTTCTGGAAGATTTTTGGGCGAAGCAAAACACAATTACATGGATCAAAGAAATTCAAAAAATATTAGCAATGATGAAGAATTAATAAAATATTGTCACAAAGTATTGTTAGAAGCGGATATTTTGGTTTCCCATAATGGAGATCGATTCGATATAAAAAAATTAAATGCAAGGTTTATAAAATATGACCTACCTCCGATAAACCACTATAAATCTATAGATACTTTAAAAATAGCAAGAAAGTTTTTTTCATTTACTAGCAACAAACTTTCTGACTTGGCTAATTATTTGAATTGTGAAAACAAAAAATCAACACATTCAAAATATCCTGGTTTCTCAATGTGGGAGGAGTGTCTCAAGGGAAATAAAGAAGCATTTAAAGAAATGGAAGCCTATAACAAAATGGACGTTGATGTTTTAGAAAATGTTTATAATAAATTAGCAAAATGGGACAATTCAATAAATTTTTCTTCATTTTATCAAACGCAGATTTGTATTTGTGGTGAAAAAGAGTTTAAAAAAGACGGTGTAAAATTTACAAAGTCTGGTAGCTTTCAAATATATCGATGTAAAAAATGTGGTAAAACATTTACAGCAAAAGAAAATTTAATACATAAAGAAATTAGAAAATTATTACCCAAATGAATATTTGTAAAATATGCAATAAAGAATTTAATCAAACAAAACAAAGAAAAATTCTTTGTAGTTCTGAATGTAACGAACAAAATAAAAAATTAATTAAGAGAAATTATTATTTAAGGAATGTTGATTTGTGTAAAAAAAGATCAAAAGATAGAGTTTTAAATGGCTATAAATGGGCACCAACTAATGAACAAAAAGAAAAATATAAAGAAAAAAGAAAAAAATACTACAGAATTAACAAGCTTAATAATCCAGAAAAAATAAAAAAAATTTACGATAAGGCAAATAATACAGAGAAAAGAAAAAAATACATGAAAGAATATTCTAAAAATTCAGAACAAAAACAAAAGGAAAAAGAAAGGGTTGCAAAATACAGAGCAAAACCATCAACCAAAGAAGTAAGATATACTGATCATTACAAAAGAAAATACGGAATTACAGCACAAGATTACGACATTATGTTAATGAGCCAAAATGGTTTTTGTAAAATATGCAAACAACCAGAGACAAAACTATTTAGAGGAAAATTGACAAGGTTAGCAGTGGATCATTGTCATAAAACAGGGAAAGTTAGAGGATTGCTTTGCTGGAGTTGTAACACGACATTAGGAAAAGTAAAAGATTCTATTGATTTGTTATTAAATATGGCAAATTACTTAAAAGAAAGCATTCAGAATTAAGTGATTCGGTCGGGCAATATTCTGTTTAATATCTAGTCGTTCTTGATACGATTAAGGAATGAAAAAACTACCTAAATCTGTGATGATTTTTGGCCGTAAGATTCCTGTTTTAACCTTATCCTCAGAAGAGATAAAAAAACTTTACCCTGATTTTACCCATGCTCCTCAAGGTCTTTGGGACTCTTGCCAAAGAACTATAATAATTAATAATGAGTTTCCAATACAAGACCAAGGCTACACCCTTAAGCATGAAATTGCTCATAGTGTTATGACCTTTGTAGGCCTTGATTTAATTATTGATCCAAACGTGCAAGAGATAATTGTTCAAACTATGGCGACACTTCTAGAGGACGTTTTAAAGCAAGCGAATAGTCTAAAATGAGCGCAAGAGTTCTGTTTATAAACACAGGTTATCTTCCAACGCATGACGAATGGGTTAGGTTAGAAAATATTCAAAGAGAGATTTCTGGATGGCGCGCCGAGTTGTTTCGAGAGTGGGAATTAAAGCGATTTACACCAGGCGAAAGATACTTATCTAAACAGAGATTCCATCATGGAGTAAGAGATAACTGGAAGATTTATCAAGGGTTTAATATAAAAAATACAAACACCCTTTACTTGCCTAATAACCTAGCCTAAGGTTTACCCTACATAAAAATAGTAGGGGTTTAAAATGGTTTATATTGATTACGTCAAAAGAGCTAAAGAATTACTAACACAAATTGAATGTCATCAGGTTGAAATAGCTTATCTTGCCACAATCGTTTGCGAAATAAAACATGGCGGAAGACAAACATCTAAAGAATACAATTTAACAAAGTTTGCTAAAGACATTGGAGTCAATCGCAAAACCCTTTCAGGGTGGGTTTTAGTTTATAAAAACATTATAAAAAAAATAGGAATACATTATAAAGAGGTAACAAAAGCTGACTGGGAAAAGGCTAGTTTAATTGACGATTACCTAAGGCAAGAGATTCGAATCATGCAAACAATCGAAGGAAACAAAAGAAAAAAAGGCGCATACAAAGAACTCTCAGAAGACTATATAAAAGATATATATGGAAAAGCCTATTCAACTATTGAGTTGCAACAAAAAATAAATAATTGGAACAGATATGTAATCTTTATAAAAAACAACCTACAATCAAAAGAGTTAAATTTAGTTAGCGCATCGTCTTTGTTGTCCATAAAAGAAAACATGGATGCCGCATCGGATATCATACTAAGACATTTAACAATGGGGAAAAAAAATGATTCATCAATCAAATGAAGTGGCTAAACTTATGAGAGAGAAACGAAGGGAACTTAAAATGTCTCAAAGAGAATTATCTTCTAGAGTTGGATTTTCAACAAAGGAAGGTCAATTTATAAGTAACGTAGAGCGTCAGAAATGTCAGTTTCCTATTCGCTACATAAGTAAACTTGCAAATGCTCTTGAAGTTTCAGAACAAACCATCATAGAATTAATGGCTCAAGACTATAAGAACGCAATTATTAAAGAGGTATTAAATGCATCTGAATTATCTAATCAAGCAAATAATCAGCTATGAACATTCATTAGAAAATAAACTCGACATGCTAACAGAAATAGCAATCATGACGAGCAATAATAAGGTATTAAAGGCAACTGAAGAGGTCAGACATGAGTTGGTACGTATCGAAAAGAATTCTAAAGACGGGTCAGACGATATTCGAAGTCACGAACACCCAGGTCACATTAGTAATTTTCAGTTATAGAGAATTAATCAAATTTCTTGAGGCTAACCGATGACAATCAGAAAATCAATTTCACACCCAGAATTACTAGTTGGATCAAACGGCTCTATTTATCATGCTGACACTGGTCAAAGAATTAATCTTATTCAAGATCATGGAACTACTATGCGTGGTCATATGATTGCCTATAAACATCTTGGAAAGACCAAGCAGCTATCAGTTTTAAGGCTAGTCTTTGAAGCTCATATAAAGAAATCAAAGATACAATATAATGATTATGTGGAAGTCATTGATGGGAATGACTATAACCCTGATGCAAGTAACTTAACCACAGGGTCAAGGTATAGAAAACCGGCTAAGAAAACTAAGACCAACAAAGATGGCGAAGCTTACTCTACATGGATGGGTATTGATGAGGTATATTGCTAAAGGGGTATTAAATGAACGATAAAGACAAAGAAGCATTTGAGAAGTGGGAGCTAGATTATTTTGGACAAAATGATAATTGCCCTCACTATATGTTACATATCAAAAATACATGGCAAGCCGCTTGTGAGTATAAGCAAAAAGATTATAAAACAATATTGGATGCTATGTATTTGATAAGCCAAAATTATAAAAACCTGGAAGCCAAAAATAAAAAGTTAAAAGATGCTCTTGAGAATTGTTTGATAATGAGTCCATTAGACCCATTTGAGAGAGGTGACATGATTAGAGAAGCACTAAAAGAAATACCAATTGAGTAACCGAAAGGTTTGGTTTAACAAAACTGCCGTGATTTTGTGTGTGTCCTCATTGCTCAATGTGGGGAATATTTAAATATGAAAAACTACAAATCAAATAAGCCATGTATTGCGTGTGGTGAGTCTAAAGATGGATTTGTCTGTTTTCATCACGTGAAGACTAGAAAATCAGGCGGAACAGATGAGGAACATAATCTAATGCCTTTATGCGCTTGGTGTCACACAACGATTCATAAGATTGGATTGGTTACGATGGCAAAAAAGCATGTCTCAATTCATAATTGGCTAGTAAAGAACGGTTGGGAGTTTCATATGGGCAAATGGATACTTTTAAAGGAAAACAATGATTAATTTGATGCATGGTGATTGCTTAGAGTTAATGAAATCAATATCAGACAAGTCTATTGACATGGTTTTGACTGACCCGCCATATGGGACAACGGCTTGTAAATGGGACGTTGTTATTCCGTTTGAATTAATGTGGGAACAAATCAGAAGGGCAACCAAACCAAAGGGCGCAATTTTATTGTTTGGAAGTGAGCCTTTCAGTTCACATTTAAGAATAAGTAATTTAAAAATGTTTAAGCATGATCTAGTGTGGGAAAAAGACAAGCCATCGGGTTTCTTAAACGCAAAAAAATATCACATGAAATATTATGAAATGATCCATCTTTTTTGTAATGGAGTTCCCCTATATAATCCACAATTCATTTCAGCAAAACCCATGAACACAGTTTATTATGGAGGTAATTCAAAAAGTGATAATTATGGAAATTATAAAAAGGTAGAAAATACAAGAAAAAATACAGATATCAGATACCCGAAAGACGTTTTAAAATTTAACACTGTTAATGGTCAATCAAAGGAAAAATTTCATCCAACTCAAAAACCTGTACCTCTTCTTGAATACTTAATCAAAACATACACACTAGAAAATGAAACCGTCCTAGACTTTACCATGGGCAGCGGCTCAACTGGTGTGGCTTGCAAAAATCTTAATCGAAAATTTATTGGAATTGAAAAGGATGAAAAATACTTTGAGATTGCTAAAAATAGAATAGAAAGTCACAATTCACAGGGACTAGGTTCATCAGAATAAATGATAATTGTCTCTGGTAGGTTGTCAGGCGTTCCAAGCTCCCAATGATATGACTCGGCTTCAGATCCTTCATAACTTTCAGAATAACTTGATTCTATACTGGAATTAGTATTTTCTTCTTTTATACTGTAATCCGAATAAATAGCTTGTAATAGATAATCATTAGGGTAGAAAACTGGCATTGATAGAATAAAAACTATAATATTCTTCATTTTTATAGGATAAACCCTATTGACGAACCATGTAAAGATTACTTAGTCTGAGAATAAGAGTCGGTGACTCGCAACCAGAATCCAGTGGATTGAGGTTTATTTATGGAAGAAATTGGTGCAATTAACGCTATTCTTAGCGCAATCAAGACACGTGTTGACGGTTCAGTCAGCATCACAATCGAAGCAAACCCAAGCGAAATAGAAGTAATTAATAAGCTAATGCAGTCTTATTTGATTGATAAGCGAGTCTTTACTGTCGCATTTATTCGGGTGGATGAATGAAAAAGCATCCAGGTGGAAGACCTTCAGATTATGATCCTAGACATATAACTGAAATGTTAGAGTTCTTTCAAAATTGGGAACCATTTAGAGAAGTTGAAAAAGAAATTGCCTCAGGTGGGCGAAAAGTTGTGATTAAAGAACGCCTTGTAAACTATCCGCCAACACTAAACAAATATGCAATTAAGCTTGGAATAGACAGAACCACCCTTAAAAGATGGGCGGAAGAACACCCAGAGTTTTGCATCACATATAAAGCGTGTAAGACAATTCAGGAAGAATGGCTGTCAGACAGAGGAACGACTGGAGAGTATCACGCAGGGTTTACTCAATTAATGCTAACAAACCATTCAGATATTAAGCAAAAGATCACGCATGAAGTAGAATCTTCAAAGATTGAAATTAACATTGATAAGAAAGATAGTGATTTATGATTGAAACATGGAAAAGAATTAATGAAACAGACTATGAGGTTTCTAGTTTTGGTTTGGTAAGACATATAAAAAATGGAATTAAAAAAATAAACATTCACAAAAATGGTTATGCATCAGTCTCTATTTGGTCAAAAGGAAAAGAAAAAAGGCTGTTGGTTCATAGATTGGTTGCAATGTCTTTTATTGGGGATATTAAAGATTTGGAAGTAAATCATAAAGATTTTAATAAGCTTAATAACTCTGTTGATAACTTAGAAATTGTAACATCGGCTCAAAACATTAAACACGCAAAAGACGGTAAACGATTTAAGGGAAACAAATTGATTTCGGGAGAAAAAAACCCTTCAGCAAAACTAACAATTGAAGAAGTTTTGATAATTAGAAAAATGAAATCTAATGGCTCCAAATATGCTGAAATTCTTTCAAGGTTTAATATAAAAAAATCACAGCTTACAAATATAGTTTCTGGGAAATCATGGAAAAATGTTCCAGTTTAGAAAAACTGATAAACAGGTAGAGGCAATAAACAAGTTATCTGGCAAAGCTAGACACATAATGCTTTATGGTGGATCTAGGTCGGGAAAAACGTTTATTTCAGTTTACGCAATCATTGTTAGAGCTTGCAAAATAAAATCTAGGCACGTTATTTTAAGGCTAAACTTTAACCACATTAAGACATCAATTTGGCTCGATACTCTTCCAAAGGTTTTAAAGATTGCATTTCCAAACTTACCAGTTGAATGGAACAAGTCAGACTATTACGTCACACTTCCAAATGGATCTGAAATATGGGTTGCTGGATTGGATGACGAGAAAAGGGTAGAAAAGATTTTAGGTAAGGAGTATTCAACAATTTATTTTAATGAATGCTCTCAAATACCGCACAAATCAATTCAAATTGCTCTTACCAGGTTAGCTGAAAAAAATGACTTAAGAAAGAAAGCTTATTATGACGAAAATCCACCATCAAAAAAGCATTGGTCATATTGGTTGTTTATTAAAAAACTAGATCCTGTTGATAACGTACCGATAGAATCAGATAAATATGATTCACTTATAATGAACCCCAAAGATAATATTGAAAACATTGATGAGGATTATATTTCTGAAGTTTTAGATAACTTATCGGAAACACAAAAGAAAAGATTTAGAGATGGCGAGTTTACCTCTGATGATGACGGGGTTGCATACTATTCTTTTGATAGAGAAAAGCATGTTTGCGAGATACCTAAAAAGGCTCTTGTTGGTCAAAGACTTGTTGGCATGGACTTTAACGTACAGCCAATGACTGCCGTTGTGTGTCATTATTCCAACAAGATTTTTCATATATTTGACGAAGTGTTTTTAGAAAACTCCGATACTTTTAAGATTACCGATCATTTAATAAGAAACGGTCATAAAGGGGCTAGTATTTTCCCAGACTCAACAGGAAAAAATAGAAAGACTTCAGGTAAGTCGGATCATCACATTTTACAGGAAGCAGGATTTAATGTTCAATATACTAGAAACCCATTAGTAATTGATCGGGTTAATAATATAAACAGGCTTCTCATGGAAGGTAGAATTGTGATTTCTCCAAACTGTAAAAAGTTAATAAATGACCTTGAGAAAGTTAGCTGGAAAGATGGTCAGTTAGACCAAAAAACAGATAAGATGCTTACACATATTACGGACGCTTTAGGGTATTTGTGTTGGGCAATTGAACCACTTAAAGAAAAGCAGCCTGAATCTAAATTTACTCAACTATAGGATTAAATATGCTTAAACAGAAAAGAAAACAGATTATCGAATACATTAAAGCTCATCGTGAGTTTTTAAAACTTAACTCAGAAGCTTTAGATATTTACGAAGGTAATTTACTTCCTTACGTTGATAACATTTTAAGGTCTTCATTATCCGCCACTTATTACAATTCAATTAAAGATAGAGTGTTGCCTATTAATATCCTGCAAAGATTCATTGATAAGGTATCAACTACCTACTCGAAACCACCAATTAGATCGGCAGAAGATGAAAGAACATCGGAGTTTGTTAGCTTCTATGAGAAAGCATTGAACATTAATAACTCTGGGAACATTGCTGATGTTTACTCGCACCTATTTAAAGGGTTTGCATGGGAGCCGTACATTAATAAGAACGGAAAACCAGCATTAAGAGAGCTACCTTTTAACTCATTCCTAGTTATGTCTGACTCTATGGTGAACCCAGAAGAAGAGACAGTCTTTATTAAGTTCATGGGTAAACAAACTAATGATGATGACTCAATGCTATTGTTTGTTTATACGGATGAAGAGTTCGATGCTTTTTATATGAACGGAACTGAAGCATCTCAGTACTTAGTAGAAAATCAAGGTGTGAATGTAATCGGAACAATCCCTTTTATTTACGGAAAGAGACAAAAAAATAGACTAATACCAGTGATTGATACCGACATGCTTGCGATCACTAAAGCTATTCCTTGCATGATTACAGACGGGGCAGGGGCCCAGCTTTACCAGTCATTCAGCATAATTTATGGTATTGATATTTCTGCTGAGAATTTAAAAATGTCACCAAATGCCCTTTGGTCTATTAAGTCAGATCGGGAGAGTGATAAGAATCCACAACTAGGAATATTACAACCAAGTGCTGACACCGATAAGATTCTTCAGTTTATTTCAACTACATTTGCTCTTTGGTTAGAGACTAAAGGTGTTCGTGTTGGTTCTGTTGGGACAACCGATGGGGCAAATTTGTCTAGCGGTATCTCTAAGATCATTGATGAAATGGACGTTTGGGAGCTTAAAAAGAAATCACAAGCTTGGTTTAAACAAGATGAAGAAGAACTTTGGAATGTTAAACTTCCTAAGATCCACAATTATTGGATTAAATCAGGTCAAGTTCAACCGTCATTATTGCCGCCAATTATGCCCGATGAGTTAGAGGTTAGTGTTGACTTTGAAGCACCTAAACCAATGATCTCTAGATCAGAAGAAATTGCACAAATTAAGTCTGAACTAGAACTAGGAACAATGACAATTGAGCAAGCAATTAAGAAACTACACCCAGAAATGGATGATGCCATGATTGCCGAGACTGTTGGAAATAGAGCGTTATTATAATGGCAAAGCTTTCTATCAAGATCCCATTTACTCAACCGATTAAGCCTAAAGAAAGGGTGAAGATTGCTGATGCGCTACTGACTCACATTGTTGGTAGAACGATGGCTGGACTTGATAGAGACAACAATAAATTTGCTAAATACACAAAGAAATATGCAGAAGAAAAAGGTGTTGGTGTCAGTGATGTTGATCTTCTTTTATCTGGTGAAATGCTTTCGGAGCTACAAGTTTTAAAGGTAGACGCAAATGGTGTTGAGATTGGTTACAAAGGAAGTAAAGACCTTATTGGCAAAGTCGAAGGGAATATTTTAGGCACTTATGGACAACCAGAACCAATACCAGGAAAAGCACGTGACTTTCTCGGAATATTGCCAGACGACGTGGAAGTTATCATTGATTCATATATTGACGAGGATCTTAAGGATCTTAGTGAGGAAGAGTTAGACGCAATTGCTAGGGATGCGGCGAGAGAAATATTAGGTGACATACAATTCGATACGGAAATTGATGAGTAAGAAACTAGAACAATTATCTAAACAACTTCAGGTGAAGATTAAACTAGCACAAGTAAAGGCAGCTAGGGAAATTGCCGCATTGATTCCAGAGTTGATTAAGTTAAGAACAAGAAGTGCTGGCGATGGTGTTGATGGCCCATTAAAAGCACTTGAACCATCAACAAAGAAATCTAGGGAAAGATACAAAGATAATCTTCATCCCGATACCTCACCAAACGAATCAAACTTGACAGCTACAGGACAATTACTGGATTCTATTAAAGGTAAGAACATAGGAACAAAAGTTATTATTGAACCATCTAAAGGTAAACGCAAAGGCGAGCTTTATGGTGGCAAATCAACGCTTTCTAACAGGGAAGTTTTGAAATATGTCGAGCTTAATGGGCGAAAGTTTCATGAGCTATCGAACGAAGAAAGAGAAGAGATTATTAAAATAGTTGAGCAAATAATTAAGGATGAGATTAGTAGTGTCATAAAATAATTGACACCTTACCGAAACAGGGGGATTCTATTTATGTCAGATCAAACAGGAGTCAGTGACTCCACTCAAGCGAACAGTGTTCAGACTGAGACAAGAACTGCGAACGATGTTGTTAAGTATGAGACTTACTCAAAAGTCTTATCTGAAGCAAAAAAGCTCAAAGAGAAAGTCAAAGAATACGAAACTGCTCTTCAACAATCTCAAGAGCAAAAACTTAAAGAACAAAATGAATGGAAGGCTTTAGCTGAGCAGTATAAGTCAAAGCTAGACCAAACATCACATGTTCTACAAGAGCAAGAAAAGAGCATCGTAAACGGTTTAAAGTTTCATGAATTTGAGAAGCATCTTGGCGGTAAACTTAAGGATAAAGATTACGCCACGTTTGTTGAGTTTGATAGGATTGTACTGAACCCAGAGACAAAACAAGTTGATGAGGACTCAGTCAAATCGGTTGCTGCGGATTTCATTAAGAAACACGCAAGTTTAGTGGAATTTCAAGGATCTGGAAAACTACCAAACCAAGCAGCAAAAAACTACATTCCAATGGGCAAATCAGTAAGTGATATGACCTCGGATGAATTACAAAAACACATCCTGCAATTAGCAGCGATTGGAAAAATTAAATAACAAATAGGGAGACAAATATGTCTGATTTGATTACCGCTAACACAGAATTGGGCTCAACTAAAGAAAGCCTTATCGCTTCAGTTGTTCAAAAAGAACTTGCGTTCCAAGCTAAACTCACTCCATTCTTCACTGACCTTTCTAGCCTTGCTATGCCTGGTTACGATAGAATTTCTGTTCCAAAGCTTTCTAGCTTTACAGTAATTGATCGTGCTGAAGGTTCTTATGGGGACGCTAGTCAGCTATCGGCGAGCGTGGATACCATGCTACTCGATAAAGTGGCCTACGTCTCATGGATCATTGATTCTGTAACTGCAACTCAGTCAAATATTCCAGCACAACTTGAGTTCGCAAAAAGGGCTGCCGCAGCAAGTGCAAGATATGTTGACAGCGCCATCCTAACAGAACTTGGAAACATTGCTCATGCTTTCATAAACACTGGTGCTGATGCTAACGTAACATACGCAAACATCCTAAAAATGGTTCGTGAACTTGAAGAAAACAATGCAAACATGGCTGATTGTGTTTGGTTGGTTTCTCCTGCTCAAAAAGAAGCTCTCTTTGGTCTAGCTGAGTTCAAAAACTTCCAACAATTTGGCCAAGCAATTCTTCCTGGTGGAGTAATTGGTCAAATCCTTGGTATTCCAGTTGTAATGCACTCAGGAATGGTATCTTCTCAAGTTTACCTTGCTGAAAAAACTGGTCTTGCTTACGCATTCCAAAAGTCTGCAACATACGGCGAACAAGATGAAATTGGCTACGGTGTTGGTGCTAAAAAAGCAGCAATCGAACAAATTTTTGCCGTTAAGGGTATGCAACTTGGAATGAGTGGTGCCGCTTCTGGTAAGTCTCCACTTGTTATCGGTCTTAACGACTAATTAAGTTTTTTACTTTACGGGCTACTCAGAAATGGGTAGCCTTTTTTTATGACTAAGAAACCAACGCACGTTAAGCATTACTTAAAGAGTAAATCTCCTGAAACGCTTAGAGTGTTGATGCTGAAGAATAACATAGAAAAGAAGTGTTACTTTGAATATCATGTTGTTCATGACGGCCAAAACTGGTTTGCTTGGTATGAGTTTGACTCAGATTCTCTAGAGGAAATGGTGAAACTGAATGAAATCGAATCTTAACGATAGAGAGTTTGATAAGTTCAGGGAAGCACCAAATGATAAATCGTCTGTTTCTGTTTCTGTTGATGCTGCACTTCCTATTGAATCTGCTGGCGTTGATTGGGACGAAATAATAACGACTTTTCCTTCAAATACTCAGGAACTTTACACTTATAAAAAAAGCACCTCAACTGTTCAAACTGTTTTAGTTACGTATCAGAATGGTGATAAGAAAACTATTTTAAATATGACCAGGACGAGGTTTTAAATGCCTTGGAGATTTGATCCCCAGTCAATTGATTTAGTTTTTGTTAATACAACCACTCAAATGGTTGAGTCTGGATCTCTTGATTTTGGAGACAACTTTCAGAGTGACCTTACAATCGATACTGGAGACAGATCAAACGAAGTCTCTATTATTGACGGTGGTTTAAGGGTAGTCGATGGCAGTATTTAAAGTTCCTAAAATAACAGCTTCACAGCGAGAACAATTAATTCTAGCTAGTGCAGAAATTGTTTATGATACGACTGAAGGTATTTATTATGGCGGGGATGACAACCTTTTAGGTGGGTTTCCCTTGGGTACTGGTGCTGGTTCATCTAACGTTGCAACCATTACTCTCTCTCAACAAGATATTGATAATAAAAAAGTAACTTTATCAACCGAGCCTTTTTATCCCAATGCGGTGTCCATGACTATCGTTGGCGGAATTTCTCAGGTCAACGGTATTGATTTTGAAGTCATAGGAAGTGACATAAGTTGGGATGGATTAGGTCTCGATAATTTTTTAGAAATTAGCGATACATTAATCATCCAATACTAACAAGGAGTACAAGGATGGCTCAACAAATTAAGAAGAAGTTTTTATCTCCAGAAGTTATTAACTACTTCGACGATCAAATTAATTTGGTCGAATCAAGCGTTACATCAGAAGAGACAGCACGTATTGCTGGTGACCTAGCTTTAGACGGAAAAATTACAGCATTAGATGCAAAAGTTAGCGGTGATTTACAAGAGGCAGTATCTGACCTTGAATCATCAATTTCTGCTGAAGAATTAGCTCGTCAATCTGCTGACTCTGCTTTAAGTGGTCGTATCACTGCTTTAGAGGGTCAAGTTGGTGAAGACCTTCAGGAAGCTATCTCTGATTTAGAAGCTGCAATTGCTGCTGAAGCTACATCAAGAGGAAATGCTGACTCAGGACTTCAGTCACAAATTGACACAGAAAAAGGAAGGGTTGACGCTATTCTTTTAGCTTCACAAGCTGACAAAGATACGTTCGCTGAAATCGTTCAGTTAATTAACTCTGTTGATACTGAAAATGATTCTGCATTTGCTGGTTATGTTCTTTCGAACAACGCTGCACTTGCTCAAGAAGTATTAGACAGACAGTCTGGCGATGCCTCTACACTTCAAGCCTCAAAAGATTATACAGACGCTCAAATTGATTTGATTCCAGCGGTTGATCTTTCTGGTTATTACACAAAAGCTGAAGTTGATGCAAAAGAAAGCGCACTTGCTTCTGACATTTCTGATCTTGATGTTTATGCACAAGATTTAAGAAGCGATGTTGATTCGTTAGAAGTTTACGCTCAGGATATTCGTTCTGATGTTGATGAAAACTCTTCTAGCATTTCTTCTCACGCAACTAGATTAACAGCTTTAGAAGCAAAAACTGATGGCCCTTTATTCTCTAATGAAAAGCTAGTTGTTGGTGCGAATCTTGAGTATGTAGAATTATCAAGACAATGTTTAAAAATCATGTCTTGCTCTGTTGGTCGCATGGCAGTTCACGAAGGCGAAGATTTCACAGTTTCAGTTGTTGGCGGTAAAACTCGTTTAACTTGGATCGGTTCACTTCTTCACCCTGGTGGTCAAGAAGCAATCGAAACTGGTGACAACGTATTCGTAGTTTACGCATATTAAGGAGTAAATTATGGCAACAATTTATGTTAAGAAAGATGGTTCAGGAAACGCATTAACAATACAAGAGGGAATATTACTTGCTCAATCTGGCGATACTGTTGAGATTGAAGCTGGTCTTTTCGAGGAAAGTGTTGATCTTTATAAATCAGGAATTACTCTAAAGGGTGCAGGAAAAAACCTAACAGAAGTTCGTGGTGTTTTAGAGGTAAACATTTCTAAACCTTGTACTTTTTCATCAGGTTCAACTACTTTAAGCGTTCCAGGAGGAACAAGTGGTTGGTTGGTAGGAAGATTCCTTTCAGGTGTAGGGCTTCCAACTAATGCTAGAATTGTTTCTGTTTCTAGCAACTCTGTTGTAATTTCTCACGCTACAACTGCAGCAAAGACAAACCAAAACATTATTATGTCTGCGGTTCCTTCTGCTATTGGTGTTCGTGGCGCAAATCACACGATCCAAGACATGAAGATCACTGCTGTTCAAGCATTAGAATCTCGTTGTCTTGCCGATAACGCAGCAATCTTTTTTAGAAACACCGGTAACGGAGAAGTTCCGGCCACTGGTTACACTTTACAAGATTGTATTATCGTAGCGAGAGGTGAGTCGGCTATTATGACCGATGCTACTGCGGCAATTGGAAACGGAATTATCAGAAGAAATATTATTGAAGGACAAACATTTGTTGGTGCTGCTGCTGCTCAGGTTCCAGCATTTGGAACAATGACAAAAACCGGTACTGTTCTTTCAGCTAGAACTGTTCAGTTCGATGACCTAAGTGGTATTACTGCTCCACATGCAGGAAACACTCAAGGAAGTGAGATCACCCCTGGTTTAAGAGTGGCTTCCATTAGTGGAAATGTCGTCACTGTTACTGCTAACATTCCTGACGCTGTTGGAACTAGCCGATCATTCTCTTTTGCAAACGTACAATTTAACTATCCTAACGTAGCAAGACAGTTGATTGTTATTCAGGGTGTAAACACTGCAACTCAGTTTTTAGATAACACTGTTTCTGGTTCAACTGGAAGCGGTATATGTTTCAACACTGTTGCAACAATTGACCCTATTGGTGCTACTGTCACAGGAAACTCTTTCAATACTGTTTCAGATCTAGGCTTTGTTGTAAGAGCAAGAGGATTAAATTCTGTTGTTCAAAACAACGTAAGCACAGGTACATCAACTGGTTACTACATTCTACCTAACTTTGCTGCTAACGTAGCCGTGACTGTTGGTACAATGGTTTTAAGCTCTGGAAGATTTTTCAATTGTATCCAAGCTCATACTTCAAACGCTTCATTTGCTCCAACTGTTGCAGGCGGTGCTCCTTACTGGTCTGAGATTACATTAGAGCAAGTAAACGCCTCTGGAGTTTATGGAACAGGCTTAATGGTTATCGGAACTAACACCAACATTGTTGAATACTTACTTAGTAAGTCTCAGGCAAACGCTGGTGACTTGGTAGAAATTTCATTTAGCAAATCAATGCTTAAACAAATTTCTTCAGTAGCAAATGACCCAGCGTTTTCAAACGAAGCAAACTGGAATTTAGTAGGTATTGTTTACAAGAAAGAGTCAAAAAGAATGACGTCAGCATTTAAGGGAGAGTTTGATGGTACTAATCAAATGAAACTTAAGTCTGGTCTTTCAGGTGAAGTTTTCCAACTCCACAAGTTCATTATCTCTAAAGCGGATAGAACTTTAAAAGTTGTAAAAAGATCCGAGATTACAAACGCTTCTAGTTTTGACATCACTTTAAAGTAATTTAACAGGGCAGGGGAGAAATCCCCTGCTTTTACAGGAGGTGGGTTATTCCACTTAAAAAAGGTTACTCAAAAAAGACAATTTCATCTAACATTAAAAAAGAGATGAAAGCAGGAAAATCACAAAAGCAATCTGTTGCCATAGCTCTTTCTGTTGCTAAGAAAGCAAAAAAAGGTAAGAAAAAATGAATAAGAGAGTCTTTTATTCTGACAATGGAATTTTAAGGGATCTTTCAGTCAACCTTAACAAGTATGACGAAACAGAGTCATCTTTTAATTACGTTGCTGGTGAGGACTTTATTTATATAGGTGCAAGGCTACCATTTAACAGCTTGTACATTAAATTAATTGATAAAAACACACTTCCTGCTAACATGTATGTAGAGGTCTTTGATGGCGACTCTTGGAACTTTGTTAATGAACTAATTGATGAGACTGGTGCATTTCACGTTTCTGGCCACATCACATTCGTTCCCGACAGAGATTCTGGGTGGTCAAGAGAAGACACTTCAGGCGATGGCGATAATATACCAGGTCTAGAATCACTTAAGATTTATGACCGCTACTGGATGAGGATTTCTTTTGATGAGAACTTATCTCTTGGTTGCTCTTTATCTTGGGTTGGGAGCATTTTCAGTGACGATAGTGATCTTGGTTCTGAGTATCCTGACCTTGTTAAGGCAAGCGTTTTAACATCATTTAAAGCAGCAAAAACAAACTGGGAAGAGCAACACGTAAAGGCTGCTCAGGTTATAGAACAAGACCTAATGATTAATGGTGTCATTGTTGATCCTGGTCAAATGCTTGAAAGAGAAGATTATAGACTAGCATCTGTTCAAAAAGTAGCTGAGATTGTGTTTAATGCTTTTGGGGATGACTACATCGATCAAAGACAAAGAGCACGTGAAGAATATCAAAAAAGACTTTCTAGTCCTGTTAAAAAGATTGATAAAAACGCAAATGGAATTGAGGAAGTATCAGAAAGCTTAGACAACACTAGCGGTTGGTTAAGCCGATGAGTTCAAAAATATCAACAATTTACGACAAATTATTGGTTGAACTAGCGGCACTTTATCCTAATAAGACAAGAATCCCATACGCTTATTCACTTGGTGACAATAATGCCAGATTCTTGATCGATGGTTATGGGCTTGTTATCGGTTCAAGTAATTTTGAGCCTTACGAGTTCTGTAATTTCATGAATATTAGGGAAGTGACCGTTGTTTTAACTAAGGAAGTTTTTAGAACTGACAGCGATCCAGCCGTGATTGATTCAATTACTAAGGCATTGTTGGAAAATGTGTACGATGTGCAAAAACTTTTCTATTCTTATAATGAGCTAGGAATACCAAATGATATTGCTAAGGTTGATATTGGATCGGTCTCAGGTGTTGAGGAAGTTATATCAGGCAAGCAATCTTTTTTGAGTATGACAGCAACTTTTCAATTTTACATATTAGAGAGTCTATAAGGAGTATATATGGCAGTTGGATTAAATAGAGCGAGTATTTTCGCAATTAAAAAAGAAACTACCGCAGGGGAATATCTTCCACCAGTCGCTGGTGCTGAATTTGTTCCACTCAGACCAGGAAACACACTAAACTTTGAACCTGAGCAGCTTGAATCAGACGAGCTTCTTAATGATATTGGTGCATCAAAATCTTTCGTTGGTAAAGAATCAGTTTCAGGCGCACATGCTGCTTACCTAAAGCACTCTGGTGTCGAAGGTCAAGAACCTGAAGTTGGTGTTTTATACGAATCAGTAATGGGAGCAAAGACAGTAAACGCTACTGAATACACTTCACAAGCTGGGTCAACTGTCTCTCAAATTGCCGTTACAAGTGCAACAAACTTTGAAGTTGGACAAGCTCTTTTAATTAAGGATGCCACTTACGGTTATAAGATTCGTAACGTAGCTTCTAAGTCTGGAAACAACTTAATTCTTAACTTTAATCTTGATAACGCAATTTCAACTGGAAGAAGTTTAGGAAAAGCAATCGTTTATAAGCCAGTAGCTCAGGGTCATCCAACATTTTCAACAACTAAATTCCTTGGAAATGGTCACGCAATCGAAGCTTCTGCGGGTAACACTGTAACTGAAGTTTCTTTGACTGCTGACGCTAATGGTTTTGGTGAGGTTGAGTTCTCTTACCAAGGGACTAAATATTTCTTTAATCCAATCACAATTGATGGAACAAATAAGTTTATTGATTACACAGATGACCAAGGAACAAGATCAGTTTCGGTTGCTGAGAAGATATATAAAACACCAATTGAGTTAGCTGATGCAATTCAAACTGCTTTAGATGATTCTTCTACTGAGACAATGAGTGTTGTTTATAACAATACAGATGGTAAGTTTACAATTTCATCTGGTTCAACAGTTTTCACACTTAAGTTTGGAACTGGAACAAATGCAGCAAATACAATTGCACCAATGATCGGTTTCACAACTGACGATCAAACTGGCGCACAATCTTATCCTTCATCTTTCGCTCAACAATACAATTCTCAAATCACTCCATCTTACGATGCTGCGGATGCAATCATCATTAAAGGTGCTGAGTTATTTATCGGCTCACAATCTGATAATCTTTGCGTATGCGCTCAATCTGTTTCTTTAACAATTAGTAAAGCAGTTGAGGACGTTGACTGTATTTGTGAAGAAACTGGTGTAAGTGAAAAAATTCCTACTGGAAGAACTGTTGAGATGAGTATTACTGCCGTTCTTAATAAGCATGATGCTTCATTACTTGACGCACTACTTAAGAACAAAGGTATCTCAGCAATGCTAAATGCTGGGCCTAAAACAGGCGGTAACTGGGTTCCTGGTAAGTGTTTCAACGCTTACGTTCAGAACTGTACAGTAAGTGCTTATACGACAACAGGTGACAACTTTATCCAAGCTGAGATAACTTTAAGAGGATTCGTAACAACAACCTCTAAAGACTTATACTTAAATTTCGTATAAGCGAAGGATCTCATGAAGTGGTTAGAAAAGAAGACTGAAAAGGGCATTCTGAAATATCGGATGCCCAACATTCAAGAGGGTTATTCATTTTTGAGCCTTGTTGAAAGAATAGAGTCAGCGCAAGACTTGTGGAAAGTTAAATCTAAATTCTTAGAGTCAATGGCAGGTCTAATCGATTTCAAATCGGCTGGATATGCGACATATTTTGATTTTTTAGAGGATAAAGAAAACAATTCTGAGCTATGTTCAGAAATTTGTGATGAAGTCTTTAATGACGTAACGAGTTTAGTTAAAAAAAAGACTTAATTGAGGATGCTGTAAACGCAGCCTCGAATAACATGGGATATGATGAGTTGTTTAATATTACAAATGACTCTGAGTTATCCAAAAATATTTATGAGCTATCTAAGGATGTTACTAGATACTCATATTTTAAATTGTCGGTTGATCTAGGTGTTAGATATGGGCCTGATGATTTAAGCTTTACCGATATGATCTTATTTTCATGGATTGCGAATAGGAAGAAAAATGGCTGAAAAAATTGAGTTTGATTTAGAAGTAAAGAAAAATGAATTAAATTCAGCCTTAGATTCTGGAGCAAAGAAAGCATCAGAGCTTAACGGAATACTAAAGACCGCCGCTGGTGTTTTTGTTGGTAACATTGCGACTAAGGGATTCGAGCAACTTACAAAGGCAATTGATAATTCAATAGATTTTGCAAAAGAGTCGATCAAAGCATACTCGGAACAAGAAGACGCATTAAATAAGTTAGGTCAAGCACTAAGAGCATCAGGAGATTTTTCTGAAGAGGCGATTGCTGACTTTTCTGATTTTGCAACAGAACTACAAAGAACATCAAAGTTTGGTGATGAGGTTGTTTTATCTCAACTTGCATTGGCAAAATCACTTGGTGCAACTAATACAAAAGCTAAGGAAATTGTTCAGGCTGCTGCTGAGTTGTCGGCAGTATTTGGCGGATCACTAGAAGAGAATGTTGCAAAGCTTGGAAGAACTCTTTCAGGTGAGGTTGGAAGACTTGGTAAATTAATTCCACAATTAAAAGAACTAACTGCCGAACAATTAAGAGCTGGTGAAGCCGCCGCAATCATTAATCAAAGGTTTTCTGGTAGTGCAGCATCAGAACTAGATACTTACACAGGCTCAATCATTGCTTCGTCTAATGCCTTTAGTGATCTTCAAGAAGAAATAGGGTCGGTTTTAGTTGATGTTTTGAGACTTAAAGACATTAATAAATTCTTAGCTACTGTTTACCAAACACTAACAGATAAAGTGCTAGGTTTCAGAGAATCTTTATCTAGAGGCAATGACGGATTTAAAGAAAATGAAGGGTCAATTACAAGACTTTCAGGGAAAATTGCTGAACTTACTTCAGAAATAGAAATTCAAGAGTCACGCTTAGCTGACTATGAAAAACAAGCAAAAACATCATTTAGTGCTGCTGGGCAAGTAACTTTTGCTAAACAAGAATTAAAGTCTTTGCGTGCTGAGTATGATGAAACAATTAAGACAATTAATAAGTTTTACGAGGAACAAAATAAACCACCTCCGACAACTGGTGAAGATCCAGCTAAAAAATTAACTGAATCTCAGAAAATACTTAATCAAGAAATACTTTCACTTAAAGAACAAGCAAAACTTCAAGAGAGAACATTAGAGGAACAATACGCAAACCAAGCTATTACAGACGAATTTGCAAGAAATGAAGCTGAACTTCAAAGAATTGCTGACTTTGATTTGCAAAAATCTGAACTTGAATTTACTCTTAAGCAAAAGAGATTAGAGGCTACTTTAAGTGGTCAAGACGAAATATTAGCACTTCAAAAATTAGGACTTGAAAAAGAACTTGCTCAAAACAAGATTTATGGTGATTTAAAAACAAAACAAAAGCAAAATGAAACTAAACAGCTAGAATCAACATTTGCTCAACAAAATAAACTAGACCAACAAACACTTCAAACAAGATTGGGTTATTTACAAGCCTTTGGAAATTTAGCTAGTGCAGTTGCAAAAGATGGGTCTAAGGAACAATTTTATATTCAAAAAGCTGCGGCAATTGCTGGGTCTATTGTTGCAACACAACTTGCGGCTGCTCAGGCATTAGCAAGTGCGCCACCTCCTGGAAATATAGCATTAGCCAAAACGGTTACGACTATCGGAGCAATCAACACCGCTGCGATTGCGGCAACAGCAATTAAAGGGTTTGAAAACGGTGGTATTGTTGGTGCAACTAGAGGGCCAGACAATCAAATAGCATCTGTAAGAACTGGCGAGATGGTGTTGAATGCTGACCAACAAAAAAACTTGATGAACATGATTAATCAGGGAACAATGGGTTCAGGTGAAATTGTAATTCAAATCGATGGTAGAACAATCGCAAGAGCGGTTAGAGATCAAATAAACAATGGGTTTAAATTAGCATGAATAGCTTCGAAATATACTCAGACAATCTTATTTATCAGTCCATCATTTCTACAAATAGCGAGAATGCACTATTTCCGGTTACTAACATACTAGACTTTAGACGCTCTAAGGTTTACAGGTCAACAGCATCGTCTTCAAACATTGTGTTCGACTTTGGTGAAACTTCCCAGGTTGATTCATTCTTTATCGTTGGTGATAAAAGAAACGGTCTAGGTGTTCACACAATTACCCTGCAATTCAATCACACTAACTCTTGGTCAACACCAGCAGCAAGTGAAGTAATGACAATAAACGCAGAACATAACGCAGGATTAACAGAATTTGCACTTAAAGAGTACAGATTTTGTAGAATGGTTATGACCTCAACCTTAGATTATGTTGAAATAGCTAATATATTTATAGGCAAAAAACTAGAGATAGGAAGATCGATCAATTTTAACTGGTCAATTAAAGACAATGAATTAAGTCAAAAACAGACGAATAGATACGGTCAAATATTCTCTGATGTTTTAATGAGACAAAGAGTTATTAATGCCTCTATGAGCTTTTTAGATAAAGACCAGCTAGACAAGATTAATTCTGTTATTGATTACTATGGTGAAACAAAACCATTCTTCATTAAGATTGGTTGCGAAAACATGGTAAACAATTACCTTAGATTCTCAGGGTTATTTTATTTTAACGATATTCCAACAATTTCAAACCCTTACTTTAATAAGTACAATCTTTCATTTACCTGCACCGAGGCAACATGAGTGTTCTACTTGTTGAAACTCTCCAAGATGAACTTGTTCAGGACATAGATTTCACAGAGACTCAAAGGGTAGAAATTGCCGCTTTTATTCCATACATTTATTTCCATAATGTAACTGGTGCAGTTTTTACTTTTGAAATAGAGAAGAATTCAGAGATAGTTTTCTCCCAGGACTTTTCCTCTGAAGATATTAGAAATTCAGTTAATGCTAGTTATGCGCATGTTTTCTACCCAATAATACCCGTCAATCCTGTTCAACTAGATGAAGCTTCTTATAAGTTTAGAATTAAACGTAAAAGTGGATATTTGGCAGGAAGCGAGTTTATTGGCTGGATTAAGCAATATGTGGACGTTCAAAATATCATGAGCTACACGCCAACAGATGACAGTGAGAACACTTTTGCTATAAGATTTAAGAGACTTCGAGAAGGAATAACCGTATGAGAATAATCACTTTTGCCGATGGGTTCGTTTCTACTAGCCCGCCAGATATTGAGGGAAGAGATCAAGAAAGTTTCAATCTTCTTAATAACCAGACAAATACAACTTTATTCACAATTGATTCAGCACAATATAAGTCAGCTTTTATTGATTTTGAGCTTACAAGATCCGATGTGTCGAATAGCTATGTTCAAACTGGTTCTATTACACTTTTTTACAATGGAACTAACTGGATATTCACATTCGGGCTAACTCAAAACGATGAAATGATAGCTGAGGCACTTGATAACGCCTATAATGTTGTCTTTTCGTTTACAAACGCCCTTGGTGTTGGCACTCTAAAATACAGCAGCGGAAACATGGGCGCTTCCTATAGCGGAAAATTTAAGATTTTAATCACAAGGATTAAGGTAGTATGAATTTGAAAACATTTATTTTTGTATTCTTTTCGTTTGTTTTACTTGCCACGTTAGCGACTGGCCAAACAAACCCATATAACAAGCTAGATAAATTAAAAGTTAACGATCTAATTGCTCAAAAACTTGAGGTACAATCAACTACAAAGGGAGCGATTCCTTGTCCGTCAATGACTCAAACTCAAAGAAACGCAATCCCTACTCCATTGGAAGCGTCTTGTGTTTTTAACCAAGATTCAAACAGCCTAAATGTTTACGATGGTTCAGGATGGGTTGAGGTTGGTGCTGGCGGAGCTGGCGGTGGTGGGATTAATAATTGGGAAACTGCTTATTTCTATGACATTGGCGATGTTGTTATTGAGTCTAATAAGATTTATCAGTGTAACACCGCTCACACTTCATCAGTATTTGCGACTGACATAGCTAAATGGACAAAACTAGTTGCCCCTATTTCTTTAACAACTGAAGTCACCGGTGTTTTACCAATGGCGAATGGCGGTAGTGAGAAAGCATTAACACCAGTTCTTGGTGGGGTTGTTTATACTGACGGTGGCTCAATGGAAGTTCTTGGCGCTGGAACAAGCGGTCAACTTCTTAAATCAAACGGTGCTGCAGCCCCTGAATGGACTACATTATCAGTTGATGACGCTACATTTTCAGGTGTTCTATCACTTGGTAAAGGTGGAACAAATAAAAGTTTAACAGCATCAAATGGTGCAATTGCCTATTCTGATGCCGATTCAATTGAATTACTTGCACCTGGAACTGCTGGTCAAATCCTCCAGTCTAACGGTGTCGCTGCTCCTAGCTTTGTAAATAAATCTATTTCTGCAAAAGCTGAAAATGCTTCAAGTGTTACACTTGAAGAAATTCAGGTTTCTAATAATCAATTAACTCAGACTGATTCAAATAAACAAAAGATTGAAACTGGAAACAAAAACATTTTAGTAAACCCATCTTTTGAGCACTCAACATTCTCAACAGGGTGGACAAGTGGAGCGGGATCATTTTCACAAAATCTAACGGTTGAAATTGACGGTTTAAAAGCTGCTGAAGTTACTCTTTCTGCTCAGGCATTAGCAGTAACTCAAGACTCTATACTTTACGCTGCTCAATTCGCTGATGGTGTTCAAGGTTTAGCATCTGTTCGAGTTAAAACATCACTGAGTGGAATTAGAGTTTGTTCTCGTCAAGCTGGTGTCACATCGACAACCAATTGCGTGAATGTTCAAGGCAATGAAAAGTGGGGACTTTATAAGGTTCCTATGATTCTTGGAGCTACTTCTAACGGTATCTCAATTCATTCAAACGGAACTTCTTTAACTGGCACTGTTTATTTAGACGATGCCTTCGTAGGTGCGGTTGATTTGCAGGCTACTGTTGACGCTTCAAGAGTTGCTGGAGAAGCTTATTTTGCCGGAACTGCATCGTGTGTTTGGACAAGAACATCAACAACTGTTGGAGCATTTACAACATCGGCAACGTGTCCAGGCCCAACAATTGTTACGTCTACAATGGGCTCATGGCAAACAACAGACTCAGATTTACCAAGAGTCACAATTAACAATCTACCTGCTGGAACATACAAAGCTAAGTTTATAGTAAGACAGTTTATGGGAACAGCAATAACAAGCAATCCTGTTTTAGCTATAAATGATGGTTCAACAACTTGTGAGCCAATTGCCGTTAATGAATCAGTTACTGCGGCGGTTGGTCAGATTGTTGAATGTACTTTTATTTATAATCAATCAGGTAACAGAGTTTTTGAGTTGTATGGAGCATCTCCACTCAATGCTGTTACAGTAGCAAACTTAGCTACCGCACCAAGAGCATCAACAAAATTCATACTTGAATACTTCGGCTCATCTTCAGTCTATTCAACTCCAAACATAACAAACGCAGATAGGATTGGGGAAATAGTTCAAACCACAAACGCAGTAGCTCCAAATGGTTTTATCTCAGCAATGAATAAATCAATTGGTCAAACAGGGTCAGGGGCTACTTTTACAGGTAACTCTTATTATGCTCTTTATGAACATATTTGGGGTCTAGATGGATTAACCACTACGGCTGGAAATGTTTATCGTATCTCAAGTGCAAAGGGTGCAAGTGCTAGTGCAGATTTTGCAGCTAATAAAATTATCACTATCGACTACGAAACAAATGCACCTTTTATTCGTGGTAAAGCAAGTGCTGCAAGCATTGGGGCTTATACTGACTCAGACAACAAGCAACATAATCATATTCAAGCTCATAACGTGGGAGGCAACCCTGTAGAAACTCCACAATACGGATTTTCAGGAATTCCAAATTCAGTCGGAGGTGCTGGCTGGAAAGATGCAATGACTAACGCAGCTCCAATTGGGACACTTCCAAATACTTCCAGTTCTGGTGGAACAGAATCAAAACCTAAAAACGTTTCACTCTTTATGTATATCCGATATACAGGCGATTCAAACCTGATCATAGGTCAATTTTCGGGGTTAGAATCATGCTTAACCACTTTGGACTGCACTGATACTTTCTCGGCTAAAATTTCTGCAACTGGTGTAACCTCTGAAGAGAACGTCGATTTCTTGTCAG